ATCCTCACCCCATCTAACATTGTTTGAGTCAGTAATGTTATTTGGCATTGGTAGTTGTACTAAACCAAGGAATTTGTCAAGAGCACTTTCTCTTCCAACTCCATTAATTAATATATTTCCTGCATTCTTTCCATCCTGTCCCCATATTTCATTTGCTCTCGGTGCTTTGTAACTATACTGAGAAATCACTAAATGATCTTGAGCATCCTTTCTAGTTTTATCATATATTGCATCCTCTGGATATTTTGCTGATCCACCATTAAAGAAATAATCTTGTGGAACAAGTTCAAATTCCTCTTTTATTCTTTCTTGAATACTATCGAATCCAGATTTTACGGACGAATCTTTCATGAATCCAGGTATTGCTCCTTTTGATACCTTAACTGCATGTTTAACTTTAGGATCTTTTTTAATTGCTTCCTCAAATACACTATTTTGATTATCTTTATTATCAAAAATTAAATCTCCTTGTACCCTCCCAAAATTACCTACATCAGTTCTTGCCTGAATCCTTCCATCCTCTGAGTCGTACCAAATATCGTACTTAACCCCATCTATTTCTAAATTGTTTTTTATTAGTTTAAGAGACATTTATTTTTAATTAACTGAATCCCATACAGCGTTTAGGTCAACGGGCATACCATCAGAATCTACAAAATCCTCAGTCACTAATCTTGCAATATCACCATATTCATTTTCTGGGATACGATAAACACCACTAATATTTGTGTAAAAATATGAGTGAAGTGTCTTCTCAAATACTTTAGGAACTTGGATTGCTGTTTTATTTATCATAGTTAGAGCAAAAGAATCACGAATGTCTGGATTTAGGTAGTGAACATTGCAACCAAACATCTTATCACCCTTCATATCTAATACAAAAGAGAGTGGTCTTCTATCATAATATGGATATCTTTCTGGGTATCTTGCAGTGTATCCAAAAAATATAAAATCTCCTGGTCTTATTTCATTCACACCCATTTCCATACCTGCTAAACTTAATTCAGATCTTAACTCATTAGCATACCAATCAGAATCAGTACCAGACGTTTGATTTGCTTTTTCCATAATTGTATATGATATATCCGTTCCCTTTTCTTCCAGTTCTACTTCATCAAGTAATTCTAAATCTCTAGGATCTGGATCTACTAACCTTCTTTCTTCTTCTGCTTCCTTTCTCAACTCTTTTATTATTTTGTTGGCAGTTCTTCTTAAAACAGGATTGACTCTTGGATTATTCTCTTCTTTTCTTACTCTTCTTTGATATTCTCTATTTGCTTGTATGGTTTTGATTAATTGTTTTTTACTTTTGTTATTTGGATTTCCCAACCGTATTCCATAATAAAATGTGATGCCTATTAATTCATCTTTACTATAACGTGTTAATGGAAGAACATTACCTTCACCATCTCCAAGAACACCGTCATTACGCATGGATCCTAGTTGATTGTAAATACTCATTTGATTCCTAAGTCCTCCTCTGTCATAATTTTAAACTCATAACCACGATCAGCACAAAATTCTTTTGCTGCTTTCCATTTTGCTTGATTTATTACCCAAGTCTGAACTGAGTATGCCCATGCCTTAGTTCTTCTCTTTGGATTTTGTGGTGGTCTTTCTACTTGTCTTTTTGGTTTGACTTCAACCACCATGACTCTTTTATTTTTATTCCTGTCATAGTATTTAAGAAAGAAGTCAGGGAAGTATCTATGAACTCGATTATCTTTTGGAGATATGTATGGTATCCAGAACTCCTCTGATTGCCATTCACTCACACTCTCTGTGAGATCACAGTAATTCATAAATTTTCTTTCCCACAAAGATCTGTAAATTATATTAGTAGGGTCGCCCTTATATTTTTTCGGGTGTCTGGGCCTAAACTTTCCATTATATGACATACATAGTAATGTATAACTATAAAAATATTTAGATGGCAGAAATAAAAAACTCTGTACTACCGTTATATAAGAAGATAAATGATGCCCAGAGCGATCTGTTTCCTCTGTCTCTGACTGCAGAGTTTAAAGTAACGCTTGGTATTGGATTTGAGAGTGGACAGGAATCTGAAAATAGTTTAAGTTCATGGTTAAATGCATGTGGAATAGTAAATAGTGCAGAAAATATAGGCAGATACGATTTTTTTGCATCTGATGTGACCCTACCTGGTGCGTCATTTGACATGGCAGAAAGCATGGGAGATAGGCAAGGAACAATAGAAAGATTTGCTCAGAGAAGATTATATGCACCACTGTCCGTTACATTTTATGTTGATTCTGATTACAATATTCTTAGATTATTTGAAGAGTGGATGAATTATATCAATCCCATTCATAATAGTAGTGGAAGATACAAAGGATCATATCAAGGAACAAATGGATACAGTGATAGGAATAATTATTATAAATTTAGATACCCAGATCAATACAAAAGAAGACTAATAGTAACTAAATTTGAAAAAGATTTTTATGGTGGTGCGAATATGAATGAAACTCGCATCCGTGAGGGTGATGACTTGATTCCTGGATCACTTTTATTTTATCAATTCATTGATGCATTTCCAAGTAACATAGTTGCGATACCTTTAACTTATCAGGGAACAAGTGTCATGAAGGTAACTATTGAATTTCAATATCTTCGATATAATGTTATCACAAATAATGATAAAGATGATCTTTATTCTAAAAATGTATTTGGTGAGGATGTTATAAAGAACTATGATAATTCAGTGGTAGGACAGTTGGGTGCAACTAGTGCAAAGACAACTACTCAACCTGGATATGTAAATGGTGAACTTTACACTGGACCATTTCATAGACATGTAAGAGATGACGGATCAGTTGTTAGAATGGTTGGTGCTGCTCACTTAAGTTATCCACATAATATCATATACGATACCTTACAGGAAAGTTTGACAGCAAGTGGTATAACTACAACTACTACTGAACCACCGCAGCAACAAGGTAATCAACAGGGACAGCAGCAACCACCAGCAGATACCACACCACCAACAGCACCAGAAAATGTAAGTGTTACAACTGCATCAAATGTTAATACACCAACAATTACAGGTCAAGCAGAGGCTGGTAGCACGGTTAGATTGACTACTGGTTCTATAGAATTAGGTAGCACTAGTGCTGGTTCAAATGGAACATTTACGATCACAGTTGTATCTGCATTAGAAGATGGAACATATCCTTTCGCTGTTACTGCTACTGATTCCTCTGGTAACGTATCAAACACAACCACCATTTCACACACAATTGATACCAGTTCCTCTGGTGGTCAGCAAGGTGGTGGTCAACAAGGTGGTGGTCAACAAGGTGGCGGTGGCGGATATGGTAACTTTACTCCCTAAAACCCTGCTATATACAATACTGAATAAAATATTATGCCTTTACCAAAGATATCGACACCGACTTATGAGTTGGAACTTCCATCCACTGGGAAGAAAATTAAATACAGACCATTCTTAGTTAAAGAAGAAAAAATTCTAATACTTGCATTAGAAAGTGAAAATACAAAACAAATAACAACATCTGTAAAATCTATATTAAAGGAGTGTATTAGCACTAGAGGTGTGAAGATTGATAATCTTCCTATTTTTGATATTGAGTATTTGTTTTTAAATGTGAGGGGTAAATCTGTAAGTGAAGCGTTAGATTTAATTGTAACTTGTCCTGATGATGGTAAAACTACTGTACCAGTTAAAGTTTACATTGATGAAATAGAGGTAGTTAAAGATCCTAAACATTCAAATGATATAAAATTAGATGATAAACTAACATTAAGATTAAAATACCCATCTCTTGATGAGTTTATAAAAAATAATTTTGATTTTAGTTCAAGAGAGGAAGGTGTATTAGATCAATCCTTTGAAATTATCGCATCTTGTATTGATCAAGTGTATAATGAAGATGAGTCATGGGCAGCGTCTGATTGTACAAAGAAGGAACTTTTGGAGTGGGTTGAAACATTAAACACTAATCAATTTAAATTAATTGAAGAATTTTTTAGTACAATGCCTAAATTATCTCATACATTTAAAGTTACCAACCCAAATACAAAAGTTGAAAATGATGTAACGTTGGAGGGACTAGCATCTTTTTTCGCTTGAGTATGTCTCATATTGATCTTGAGTCATACTTTAAACTTAACTTTGCCTTGATGCAACACCATAAATACTCTTTGACTGAAATTGAAAACATGATGCCTTGGGAGAGAGATATCTATCTTGGATTATTAAATCAGTACATTGAGGAAGAAAATTTAAAGGCAAGACAGCAACAAGCAGACTATGGAACCTAAACTTCCTAAAATTAAACCTAATATTCAACCTAACAAAATAGTTAAGGGAAGTAAGGGAGTTTATGGTGGAGCAAAATCTAAAGGCGTAAATCCTTTAGTTAGAAATATTACAGATAGTGATAACTTATTTTCAAAATTACAAGAAAGAAATCCAGAAGTAAGAAATAAAAGAGGAACAAGAACACTATTTAATATGTTAGGTACATTTGGAACAGAAAGGAATGAGAAAATAATTAGAAAAAATTTACAATTACTAAGGAATACTTTAGTTGAGACATTTGAGATTGCTAAACTATTACGTATGAATGCAGCGAATAGTGTAGGGAGTAAATCAAAAGATTATAGTGGGGTATTAGTTGGTGCAGCTCTTGTGGGTGGTGCTGGTCTCGGTCTTGGTATGGGTGCTGAAAAATTACTTTCAGATAAGAAAGAAAATGTAGAAGAAAAAGAAGTAGATGTTAAAAAAATAGAGGAAGAATTATCTAATACGGTAGTGAATGGATTGGATGAAGATATTGAAGCAGATAATAGCAAACTTGAAGTTGAAGAATATGATGACGATAAATTAAATTCAGATTTGGACAATTCATCAAAAGGTTTAATCCAAACTATAACGGATGCATTTGATAATTTCATGGAAGGATTCAAGAATGGTACAAACTTAGAGAGTAACACTAAAAAAGAAGAAAATGAACCAGTTGAAAAATCTGATAATACATTAAAAATAGAAAAAGCGGATTCGTCTAATCAAAATCAGAATGGTGAGGATTTAATTAATGGTATAGAAAATTCATTTAAAGATCAATTAAAAGGAAAAATTGCTGAAGGAGAATCTAATACTGATTATGGTGCAATGTATAGCAGAGATCGTGAAGGATTTGAACGTGGTGATGAAGACATAACAAAGATGACAATCAGTGACGTTGATAAACTACAAACAGATTATCTAAATTATCAAACATCAATTGGTCGTGGAGATGATAGGAGTGCTGCGATGGGTGCATATCAAATGCTAAATCCTAAAAAGGTTGCAGAAATGATGAATCTTGATCCAGAAACAACTGTCTTTGATAAAAAGACTCAAGATATGATGTCAGAATATTATTTAAATTACTCTGGTCTAAAAGAATTTGAAGCGGGAGATATAACTGCAGAAGAGTTTAACAATAGATTAGCAGAACAATTTGCATCTATTAAAACTACTAGCGGTGAGGGTGTATATGATACTGATAAAATGAATAAAGCGAATACTTCTGTGCTCGACCTTATTAAATCTCAAGAATCAAAATATAAAGATCAAGATCTAAGTACACTTTTGAAAGGTGAGAGTAAGGGTGAAATTATTGTAATTGATAATACAAAAGATCTTCAAATGATTAGTGGAGGAAAAAGTAAAAAGGTTGCGATGGTCAATAATGATAGTGGTAGAGGATCAACATCAGGACCTACTCAAACATTTTACTCTTCATCTAATCCAGATGCATCTAATATATCAACAAAAAGTCTTCTTGGAGTAGTATAATATGATAAATCCAGCACCAGTTCGAGTACCTAGACAAAGCACGTTGAATTCACCTCTTGTGAAAGCAGCAAATAAAATAGTAACTTCACCTACATTTAATAAAGTAAAATCAATAGATTTTGATAAGAAACATGAGTATGATAAATTTATAAAATTTATTGAATCAAGTAATAAAGAATTATTGAAAATTAATTTACCAAAATCAAAAGATATTAAATCGGATGATGATGGCGGTGGTGGAGGTGGTGGATTAGGTCTATTGGCATCACTATTATTAACACCAATAGCAGGTAAGTTAGCACTTACAGCGATGAAACTTGTAAGATTACTTAAGGGTTTGAAAAATTTAATTCCAAGAGGATTAAGACTTAGATTGAAGAGATGGTGGAGAAATAGAACGATGCGATTTAGACAACTCAGAAGATTTTTTAGACAACTTCCTGGTAAAATAGTAGACTGGGGACGTAAAAAATTTAATCAGGTAAAGACTTTTATAAGAAAAAATTTTGACGAAGCAATATTAGGTATAAAAAATTTCTTAAAAAATTTAAAGAATTCCAAATTTGTTAAAAATATACTATCAAAAGCAAATAAACTAAAAACTATTGCGGATGATGCTTTTAAAGTAGGAAAGGAGGTTGTTACAAATAATAAAGTTGTTCGAGGAGCAACAGAAATATTAGAGAGAGTTGGAAAAAAAGCAGGACCAAAATTAGCAAGCTTAACAGCAGGTGAACTTACTGTAATTGGTGGTATTGCTATGGACTTAAGTATGGCAGCGTATAGATTCAAAAAAGGAGATGTTACTGGTGGTGTTCTATCAACGTTGAGTGCAATTCCTATTCTTGGCATACCAGTTGCAGCAGTTGATATTGCAAGAGACTTTAAAGCATTTGATGATGATAATTCTATTGGTGGTAAAATTGATTTTCTTAATGTTCTTAAATCAAAGGAACAAAAAGATAAAGAGAGAGAAGAAAAATTAGGTGTTAAACCATTAGAAGATGCATTAAAAGAAGAGAACGGTGCATTTTCTCATCTCTCCAATAAAGAAAAAGAGAATAGACTAAGAAAAAATATGTTGGTAAAACAAATTGAAGAACAACAAAAAAATGATCCAGATTCATTAATGGACTCACACTATGAAAATGAAATACAAAAGGTAATGAGATTGTCTGATGAAGAATTAAAAGAACAGACTGATAAATTGTTATTAATGCCTGAGAATAAAGAGACAAAACAATTAATTGAAAATTTAAAACCTGAAGTAAATTTTGATGGTAAGACTTCTCTAACTATAATTCAAAACGGAGAACAATTTATTTTACCATTTGATGCAACAAAATCCTCTAAATCTATAAGTGGTAGTAATGGATTAAATATTAATTTTAATACTAATATAATAGATATCAATTCAGATGATAATGTAGCAGATGATTTGTTACTATTCAAATTAGATAAAAACTAAAATGTCAGACGCAGTATCAACAATTTTATATCGAATAGGAAGAATTATATCTTTAGATGGAAAATCTTTTGATATCAGTAGATCAATTATAGAGTTTGATTACTTTGAAGATATACTACAACAATCAGTTACTGCAACAATGAAAATTGTTTCAAGTTTTAGTTATGTCAATCAACTTCCGATACGTGGTGGAGAAAAAGTAGAGTTAAATATAATGTCTTCATTTGGAGATACCATATTTGAAGGAGATAATGCTTTATATGTTTATAAAGTTAGTGATTGGAACACACAGAGAATGGTAGAGGAGTGTACAATACATTTGACATCATTAGAACATTTTTCCAACCAAAGCACAAGGTGTGTGAAGAAGTATCAATTTAAAACTATTGATACTCATGTAGAAGATATTTTAAAAAATACATTACAAACAAAAAAAGATGTTAAAATTGAACCGACTGCAAACTCTTATACATTTATTGGTAATACTAAAAAACCATTCTATACTTTATCTTGGTTAGGATCTAAATCGATATCAGTCCATACAAAAAAGAGTGGAGTCTCAGGTGAAGGGAAGTATGCAGAAAGTAAAGGGACTGCTGGATTTTTATGTTACGAAAATTATGATGGGTATCATTATAGAAGCATTGATAGTTTAGTAGCGAACACTCAAATCCAAAATAATAGTTCTGATCGTGAACCTAAATTTTCATATAGTTATACTGGTAAAGTTATAGAGGCAGGAAAACTTAGAAACAATGTAACTATTTTAAATTATAATCTTAGTAAAAATATTGATTTGAGAAAAGCACTAACAGTTGGAATGTATAATAATCAATTTTATTATTATGACACTCGAAAAAATGTGCTCTCTCTTTATAATTATAAATTGAAAGATGAAATTGGAGATGCAACGAAACTGGGTAATGAAGAATCAATAACAGTGAATAGTGATTTTGCAAGTGTTCCTACAAGAACCATGCTTAGAACTTCTGATCATGGTACTTTAGATCCTAGTGGATCATTAACTGAGTCACAATCAGATAGTGGTGGTGATGCTATGTTAGCAAAATCCATGTCAAGAATTAATTTGTTGTTCACTCAGGCACTAAATATTTTAGTACCACTGAACGTTAAATTAAAAGTAGGAGACCTTATTTACTGTGAATTTCCTTTAGTACAGGGTGGACAATCCACTGAAGTTGATGATCAGATGAGTGGTAATTATGTCGTTAGACAATTAAGACATCACTTTTCAAATGGGCAAAACTCGACATCTCTTACACTTATGAGAGATTCTTATGGTTTGTACGGTCAAAATCAATAGGAGACAATTATGAAATCAATCGAAGACCACATTCAACACGACAAGGAACTTCTTGCCGATCCAAATACATCTGAACCAATGAAGAGGCACACGATAGAAGAGTTACATGATCTCGAAGAGTATGTAGAACATCATAAGGATGAGATCAAAGCAGGAGATCACCATGACCCCAATGCACTTGAATTATTCTGTGATCAACATCCAGACGAACCAGAGTGTCTGGTATATGACGACTAATGATTACTGAACAGTTATTAAAATCTAATTTTTCTGGTAAGGACGGCTTTTCCTGGTGGATAGGAAGAGTCGCCCATCCAAAATACTGGAAACTTCAAAATCTTGCCTCTGCTGCTGCAGGATCTGAATCGCATCGAGTCAAAGTTAGAATCATAGGATATCATCCTTGGGATGATACCTTAAAAGAAAATGATCTTCCTTGGGCAAATGTAATGATGGATCCTGTAACTGGTAGTGGACAGGGTTCAATGGGAGATACCATAAACTTAGTTGGTGGTGAGACTGCAATTGGATTTTTTGCTGATGGGGAAGATGCACAACAACCTGTCATTATTGGATTACTTCATAGATCACATGAGGTATCAAACTCAATAGCAGAAGAAGAGGTAATATTAAGTGGTAGTAATCAATTCAAACCATTTACAGGATATACAGGTAAAGTTGTAAAGGGAACAAAGAGAACTTCAGTGTTAGTAAAAGATCCGACTGCTAAACAAGGAGTAGGAACAACCACTGGTAAAGTTGAATTTGGATCTGTAGATTTAGGTATATCAAATAAATTAGGAATAACAAACGAGTCAAGTAATGTATTATTTGATAAAGATGGAAATACAATAAGTAGTGCTGCTGCAGAGGCTTTCACAAAAAAATATACTAGAACACAAGTTAATCCATCTCTATGTGAGGATAATGTAATTGGAGATGTAGCAAAAGCATTAAATGATTTTGTTAAATTTACAAGTGTTCTTGAATCATTTCAAGGTAATTTCGTAGATCCTATTACGAATGCAATAGTGGATATGGAAGAGAGAATTAGAGAGACTGCTAAACAAATACAAAGAATAATTAAAAAAATATTAAACAATATTCGGACAGGATTAATAAAAAGAATAATGAAACTGTTCAAAATTTTTGCAGCAATTAGTAAGAAACTTAATCCCCTCGATTTCTTTTTAGGTCCAGCAGCACAAAAAGCGTTTGAAAAGATTATGGATATTCTTTTCTGTTTGTTTGATGGTATATTTGGTGATATATTTGGATTTATAGAAAATATAATAAAATCATTACTTGGAAAGATAATAAACGTTGGTACATGTGCTGTGGAACAATTTACATCAGGTATACTGGGTAAGGTAATGGACATGGTTAAAAAAGTAACAAGTCCGATACTTTCTGGAATCAATTGGTTGACAGGTGGACTTGGAAATATTACTAATGTATTGTCAAAAGTAAGTAGTTTTGCAAAAAAAATTATAGCATTTTTAGATTGTACTGGTGTTAAATGTGATGAAACGAGTGAGTGGGTAACTAATTTTGGAGGAGCAATAAAAGTTAAAGCAGATAATTGGAGTAAAATACTTGAGGGAACTAATTTCTTAGGAGGAGTTCAAAAAGATTTAACAGAAATTGAAAAACAATTAGGAAGACAAGAGTTAGCAAAATGGATCGCAGGTGAAAATTTAGATAAGGCAAAGAAAACTATCATTAATGGATCCAATGTATATGAATTATTGAAAACAATTGATAAAATAACTGATGGTAAAACATCAGAATTGTTTGAGCAAGGTGGACTCGGATCAATAGAGGCAGCGATTGCATCTTACTCTATCTTTGGAAATGGTGCAGATTCATTTAGTGATTGTAATAACAGAATATTTAATCCAAGAACTCAAGATGATTTAAGTCCTCTACCTGTGGGTGTTAAACATCCTCAATGTATACCACCAGCAGCAGAAATTTACGGAGAAGGAACGGGTGCAATTGTTAAACCAATCGTTGGAAATAATAGACAAATATTTTCAGTCGAAGTATTGAATGGTGGAAGTGGATATAATAGTGCAACATCAATAACTATTTTTGATAAGAGTAATCATGGTGAGGGTGCAAGAGGATCTGTAATAGTA